TGACGGCGAGCGCGTCGAACGCGAGCCATGCGCCCGATCCGCGCTCCTGCGCCGCCTGCAAGGCATTCGCAAGCTTGCTGATGCCGCCGCGGAGATCCTCGAAATGCAAACCGGCCTGGCCGGCGGCAGCGTCCAGGCGGGATAGGGACTCGACCGAGAGGCCGACCGATTGCGCCATCTTGCGCGTTTCGTCGGCCAGGTCGATCGCCGACTTGACGGCATAGGCGAGCGCGGCCGGGCCGAACGCCGCGAGGATGGCGGCGCCGGCGGCCTGCATAGAGCCAGCAATGTTGCCGCTCATAGCCGCGAACGTGCGCTCTAGGCCTTTGGCTTGAGCGCCGGCGGCTTGCGTGCCCTTGGTGAACTCGCCGGCGTCCATACCGAGGACAACGCGGAGAGCGCCAATAATTGCGCTGGCCATCGCCTAGTATCCTGCCCCGTTGGGGCCATAGGTTTTATCGTAAAGCACGCGCAGCTCGCCCTCGGTCATCGCGCCACGCCCGCTGCCGTAGACGCGCCGCGGGCGCATGCGATCGAACAGCATCCAGAATGCCCGCGGATGCATCTGCCAAAATTCGCTATCGCTACACCAGCGCCCGCCAACCGCGGCTTGATATGCGGCATCCACTACAGGCTGGCGGGCGCTGCCACGTTTCCCGGCGACGAGCCCCATGCGGCAGTAACTGCCCGCGCGACGGCGGGCGGTGGCGTCATCAGATGCAGCAGGGCGGAGATCGCCCCAGACACGCCGTCCGGCGCGAGGCCGCCGGAAAACATTCCGAAATACACTTGCTCATTCGTCGCGTCGGCGCCGGCGAAGCGCAGCACAGCGCCCCATGCCTCCGCCAGGTCGGTTAACTTGACCTTGGCGGCCAGCGCCTGCGCTATCAGCTCGTGATACGTGATGACGGTCTCGATCTCGCGAATTAGGCCCATCATGCGATTGCCCGGCACAACGTAACTCTTGCCGTGCCACTCGACGGTCGCGCTCTCGAATGTCTCGCCGGGAGCTTTCTTGATCTCGGCGAGCGGTTTTTCCTTGCTCATGGTGTTCTCTGTTCTCGAGTAATTTTTTCGGCTGTTTCCCGTGCGGGGAACGCCGACCAGGTCGCCGGCGCTTAGGTGCCCTGCTGATATGTCCATGGGCCGGTCGTCTGGATGGCGGCCGTGAACGTCTCGGCGCCGTCGAATTTTCCGGTTTCATCGAAATTGGCGAGCACGGCCGAGCCGTCGAGTTGATCCCCGTTAGGCCAGACCATCCTAAACAACCCGAAACACGTCGAGTCGCCGCCATGCCAGGCGGCGCGCAGTACGTTGCTCTTGAGGAAGCCGGATAGGGTGATGTTGATCTCGCGTTGGCCGATCCTGCCGAGCAGCACGCGGTATCCGCCATCCTCGTCTGACGATACGTCGATCGTCGCGCCCTGGCGCGTGATGCCTTTGTCTGTCACGCCGGGCACCGCGACGAGCGGGCCAAGCTCGCCGGTTGCCCAGAAAAATTGCAGCTCGCGACCGAGGAATCCTGACTCATTGGCGGGCATGGGTGTTGCTCCTTTGGGTTAGGCGGCTCTGTGCCACGCGATGAAGTCGAGAGAGACGCGCGTCGGATACTTCGCGGCGTTGGTGCCGCCCTCCGCCAGGTCGCGCTCGTCGTCGAGCATGACGAAACGGAAGTCGGTCGAACCGACCACGCCGCAGAACGCAGAAAACTCGGCGCGCACCAGGCGCGAGAGCAGCTTGGCGTCGGTGTAGGTGTCGCCCCAGCAATCGACCTGTACGCGCGAGGCCTCGATCCCGATCTCGCCGTCGTCGGCGTACTCGGGCGCCCCCGAGATTTTATTGACGACGATTGCAGGCCGCGGCGCGCCTTGCGTCATCTTGCCGGGCGTCACGCGATCGGCGACGAGCGCAACGATCGCCGGCGCCGATAGGATCGCCGTTATAAAATCGTCGGTCATTTCTCGCCCATCTTCGCAGCCAGGCGCTGCGCCTTGGCGGCGATCCGCAACGTCGACTTGAGGATCTCGGCCCATAGCAGGCCGGAGACGCGATCGAGGACGCGCATTTTCTGCGCGTCCCACGCTGGCCGCATGAACGGCGCCGGACGATTGTGGATCGAACCGAATTCCTCAAGGTGCGCCTCGGGCAGCGCGCCGGCGCCGGCGTAAACCTCAACGTCATTCGGCCCGCCCTTGACGTTCTGCCGGGCTTGGTTGCGCGAAAGCTTGGTGCCGACCTTGATCGAGCGGCGCAGGCGCCCCGTCAAAACCTTGGCGAGATCCGCAGCGAGATCCGCGACAGGCTGCAAGGCTTGCGCGCCGACGCGGCGGAGGACGGCCTTTGCTGTTGCGTCCGGCAACGCGCGCAAGGCGTCCTCTAGGTCGCTCAATCCCTCGACGGTCACGCGGACCTTGAGAGGCTCGGCCACCATTGCTTAGGCCTCTAGCGGGCTGATAGCGTCGCCGCGCGCGACGGCGTCGATCTGGCGCCATTGGTTGCGGCCGAGATCCGCGACGGCGACGATGTTGTGCTCGATGCCCTTGAACACGACGCGATCACGCTCGGTAATATCGCTGGTCGCTGGCGAGTACCGAACGACAAAGCGCACCATGTCCTCGGCGGCGACCTCGCCGGCGCGAAGGCTCTCGCTGCCGGCCACGTCCTCGCGCCTGGCATAGAACGCGCCGATTGATGCCCACTCGTCGGTTTGTTCATTGAACCCCGAGCGGATCTTCGCCGCGCGCAGGATCGTCACGCGACGATCTAGCTGGCCGGCTTGCCGAGGTGCGCCAGGCATCAGACGGGCTCCGGGTTATAGATTTTGCGCAGCGGCGCGACGATGTCGGCGACGCCGCCGGGCAATTCCATTGCGTTGGTGCCCACGACCGCGTCCGATCGGTTTTCAAACCAGTTCGTCACGGTCAAAAGGATCGCCTGGCGCACCAGCTCGGGCACGATGCCGGCGGGCGGCTCGTTTACGTTCGTCGTGCCATAGCCGGCGGTAAAGCGGACGCGCACGGCATCGATCGCAAACGCCGTCTGCGGCCAGGCAATGCCGAGCTTGGGCACGATATAGCTGCCCTCGTCGCCGCCATCGATGACGCGATAGAGCGACGGGTCGAATGTCTGCACAGTCTCGGTCGTGTCGAGATACGTGATCGAGAGCACGCTTTGCGTCGGCGGCAGCGGCAGGGCGATCCGCCCGCGATGCGCGTTGTAAAAATAGCCGTCCGGGTTGCCGGGGAAATGACTAGCGACCAGCTCCCATGTCTGCGCGCGGAGGCATCGGCCGAGTAGGCCGCCCTCGCCGTCAAAGCGCGCCGTAGCTGCCGCGATGAATAACAGCAGCTTGCCGTCCTGCGACGTGTCGCCATCGTCGACCCGGCATTGCTCGCGCGCCTCGGCGAGCGTCACGCATGGGTTGACCGGCGCCGAGATCAATCGGAGGATCGGCGACGTGCGCATTTGGTGCTCGAACACAGCAAGGCCTCCTCAAGGATCGCCTCGGCGATACGCTGCCGAGGCGATCGCGTGCCGTTAGACGGTCTGAACGACGACGCCGGCGAGATCCAGGTCGCTGAACCTGCCATTTTCCTGGATGAAGCCGCGAACGCTGCCGCCGACGAGAGACGCGGCGGTGCCGACCGTGATGCGCAGCCGGACAAAGCGCGCCGTGAGCTTGAAGCTCAGAAGCGCGCCGACCATCTCCTCGGGCCGCAGGCTAATGCGGGCGATCTTGTTGTCGCCCGTGGCCTTGACGATCTGCGTTATGGCCTTGCCGGTGATGTCCTCGACGCCGGTGCCGGCGGCGTCGCTTGCTTGCTGCAGTTTGGCGTCGACCGTCGCCGAGGCGCCGAGGACGCCGGTTTGGATCATGGCCTCGATGACATGGAAGTTGGCCATATCGAGCCAACCCGAGTCGACGGTGCCGGCGCCCTGCGATATGGGCGGGATATTCGCGACGTGCGGCGAGACTTCGTGCAGGCGTACATTTGTCAGCATGGCGGAAAGCTCCAGATGAGAGGATGACGGGCTCGGCGCGCGCCGAGCCCATTGGACGCGATCACAAGCGCCGCGTGTTAGGTGCGCGTGCTGTTGAGCGTGAGGCACCAGGACAGAGGATTGGCGCTCTGCTCGGGGACGATCGAGCGCGCCCACCAAGGCTGTCCGGTCAACCGCATAATGAAGCGGTAGGCCTGCGCCGCCGCGTCAAAATAGAGGTGCATCGATACGTCGACTTGGATATCGGTGCCCTTGGTCAGCGAGAGGTATTGCATCAGGTCGACAAGGATAATGTCGCCCTCGGTGCCGAGAGATGAGCACGCTTGGAAC